GGTTTTTGTGGGGGGGGGGGACTCCTGTGCCGGCCTCAACCAGCGTTTTGATCGTCTCTGCTTCCAGCTTGGCGATCTTCGCATTCAACTCACGAAGCTGAGCCATCGCCGCCTCCATCTGCATCTGCATGGCCTGCGGATCGGGCTTTTGTTCCATCTTTTCCATCTCGTCGAGCACGTCTTGCTTGTTCCGCAGGTTGCTCGCTTTGATGTAGGCTTTCGGCGGCATCACCACGCCCACTTTAGCCAGCTCGATCAGCCCTTGGAACTGCTCCGCCGCGAGGTTCGCCACGTCTGGCACGGCCTCGATTGAGATATCCATGTCCATTTCGGCCGGAACATTCTCGATGCCGACGTGCTGCTGTAGTTGCTCCGCCATGATCGGGTCCTGCATCGCCTGCTCCAGCTGAGCGGCGATTTCCTCAGGCGGCAATCCCTTCTTTTCAAGGTCACGGCCCATCTGTTCGCCCATCGTGATCGGACGGTTGAAACCGATAAACTTGGCCTTTTTCTCATCGTCCGTGACGCGAACCCACCATTCCTCCTTTTTATAGGCGCGGATCAAATCCCAGAGGCCTGCGAACACCCGCCGCTTGAAGCTCAAATGCCGATCGAGAATCCGGCTCAGCTCCGTCTGCCCGCCTTGCTGATTGGCGAGGATCGCGCGGCCGCTCGGATCGCCCTGGCCCTTGCCGAGCATGGCCGCGTTGGGGCCGATCAACTCGATTTCGTTCTTGGCTTCCTGCAGCAGGTTGAGATGACCTTGCAGGTTCTGGTCGTCTCGGTTGATCTCAAGTTCGAAGCCGGGGTTGCGCTGGATCACGCCATCTGGCTTGGACAACTCCGTGCGCAGCATGTCGACATCATCGACCGCACCGATCTCCATCACCACTTGCTTGACGGTCAGCATGTGCAGCGCTTTGGAGCGCCGCTTGTTGATCTCGTCTTGCGGGCCGATCATGATCTTGACCAGGCCATACCGTTCGTTGTCGCGGTTGACGTAGGCCGACTGGAGCATCATCGGGCACCAGCTCATGCCCTTCTGATCCACGAACGGAACATCGCCGCCGTCGATCTTGCCGCCCTTGGTGAAAATGCACCATTTCCAGATGCCACCTTCCTTATGGTACATCTGGCAAATGCGAACTCGGTTGCGCTGCTTGCCCGAGACCCACTTAGCCCACGGCCGGTCGTCATAGGTGCGCGTGAAGGTCTGTTCGTTGAGGGTCCTATCGATCTTGTCGGCCGCTTCGCGCCACTTTTCTTTGGCCTCGTCAGCGTCCATCCAGATGATCCCGCCGAGATAGCGGGCGTCTGAGAAATCCGACTTGCGCGAGTGCGGATCGTAGAACAGCCGATCCCAATCCCACTCGACAACATCGATCTCGCCAGATGCCTCGTCGACGACCAGCTCCAGCCCGCCGAAGCCCTCGATCAGCATCTGTTCCCAGACATTCGAGAACTTCTGATCGAGCCGTGTCGTGTCTTCAACGTAGCGGAGCGCGTCGGTTGCCGCTTCGGCCGCGTCCTCGTCTTTCTCGTTACGCGGGTAGCAGCGCGGATCGGTGCGGCTGGATGCTTCAAACCCTAGCAAATAGTCGATTTTTGGCTGAATGCGGTTGATGATGATGTCCGGCTGGCCTCGGGCGTTGAGCGAGGCGATCTCTTTCGAGGTCAGCTGGCGTCCGTCGTAGTAGTCGCGGCACTGTTCGCTGACCTTGCGCGATTTGTCCGTGGCTTCCTCAGCGTCCTCGAACCAGCCAACCAGCTTGCCGATATAGGCCGTGTCGTCGTCGGCCGGCTTGGCCGGGGCCATTTGCGGAACGGAAGGCTGTTGCGGTTGCGAGAGCAGCGCGTCGAGTTCCACTAGCGTCCTTTCCAGCTTGAAGCAGTGTTAGATTGAGAGCGGCGCGCAAATGCTGCGGACCATTTGGATTCTGCGGCCTTGGCAACGTGCGGGGCCTTGCCTGGTGCCATCGTGTCGAGCATTCGGCCGACCAATCCGAGCGCGTCCACCATGTCGTCATGCTTGCCGGCCGGGAAGTTGGTTAGCTCCCCCATCAGATCGGCAACCCATGGTGCGTTATGCGGGAGATAGACCTTGCCCATGGCAGCGCGGGCTTGGAACGATCGGCAGCGTGTCGGCTTGTCCGCAACCGAGGTCATTTGTTCCCGGCGGCAGTACGTCTTGCGCTCGCGCATCCGCTTATCGATGAACGGGCCTAGCGACTTGATGATCTGGCCTTGCTCTTCGCCCCAGTTCAAAGGCTTGTGCTCGGCGATGAGATCAATGAACGCCTCAACCCACTTGTGCGACTCGGCCTGCTGCCGCCAGATGTCGAGCACATAGAGATTGTCGTCTGGATCAATCCCGATGACAGCATGCACCGTGTAATCGCCGCCCTTGGCAGTGACGGCATAGTCGGACGCGCCGTACTTCCTGAGATGCTTCGGCGTCTCGGTGTACCACTTGAACCAGTCGCGCTTGAAGAACTCGCCCTCTTCAGGGCTTGGCCGCTGCTGATAGAGCGCGGACCAGAATCGCGGAAGCGTGTTGCGGCGGATTTGGTCGAGAGCTTCGATCGGATACGCTTCAGGCCACAGAGCTTCGCCAGTATCGTCGACCGCTGGAAGCTCGACCACTTCCCACTTGTCGCCCCCGGCTGCTTGCTGATGAAGGAGCGAGCCCGTGAGATCGTCTTCGTGCATGCGGTGATTGATGAGGACAATGCGGCCCCCAGGTTGCAGGCGGTTGTAGACCGTGCCCGTGTACCATTCCCACACCTTGCGGCGCGTGTTCTCGGACTGGGCGTCGTCCATGGTCGAATACGGGTCATCGATCAGGAAGATGTCAGCGCCTCGGCCGATGACTGCGCCACCAACACCAACCGCGTAATAGACGCCACCGGCGCTGGTGTTCCACTTGCCTTTAGCCTGGCTGTCTTCGGCTAGGCTGGTCCGTGGATAAAGCTGCTTGTATTCCTGGCTGCCGATGATGTTCCGAACGTCGCGGCCAAAATCTTCAGCAAGTCCACTCGTAGCGCTGGCGCTGATGAACTGTAGCGCGGGGTTCTTGCCGAGGCAGAACGCGGGAAATCGTTTCGATGCCAGTTCGGACTTGCCGTGTCTTGGCGGGAGCAGGAGAGCGAGGCGTTTGACCTCTCCACGTTCTACTCGCTCGAGCTGTTCGGATATGATGCGGTGGTGTTGGGCCGTGCGATAGCGTGGGAACGTGTATTCGGTGAAGTCCACCAAGTTCTCAGTGGCAAGCTTCCTCCGAAGAAGTTCCTTCGCCATCTCTTGCCGAGTGAACTGCTGCAATGAGGTCATCCGTGGTGATTTCGTCGAGTGAGTGCGGGATGCGCTCCACTTCGACGGCCTGCTTAGGTTTGCCTCTAGCGCGATCGAGCAGTGAGTTAGCCGCCTTGATGCGAACTTTAGCGTCTTTGTCTTTCAGAGCCGATGCCAGCACCTTTACGGCATCATCAACGTAGGACTCTGCTGTCCGCTCAAGTTCTCTGTTCTTCTTTGGCCTGCCGCTTGGGTTTCCTGACTGCCCCGGCTGAAACGGCTTCAGGTTGGCTAGGCTTCTCTCTCTGCTCCCAATGGACTCGTTCTCTGTTTCAGACATCTTCGGCTTCTGTGTCCATTGCCTTCCTGCCATAGTCAGAACCAGTTGGGGCAGTGTGGTGAGGGATATACGGAGCACGGACGCCGAAGGCTTGCGCTGTTGCTGCCATCACGAGAAGTCCGATGGCGATACCAGCTGCCCAGATTGCCCATGACCAAACGAGAGCGGCGGCGGCCTGGATGTCTTTCGGCACTTATGCGGTCCTCATAGCATGTCCGAGAGCCTGACGGACCGCGAGGAAGTTGCGCTCGTCGATGACCACGGTGTTGCCGGGGCCGAGATCTTTGCCGGTCAGAAACTTGTAAAGAGCTCCGTACCACTGCCGGACCGGGAACATTGGAACACGCTTCTGTGTGGCGCGAAGATGCTCGAGTTCGCGGAGCGCGGTGGCTAGGCTTAGGAAGATGCTGATCGCAATGATAGAGCCGATCGCGTTGAACGTGCGGGCGTCGTCCTCTGCCATGCCTGCGTACTTGGTAAGGATGACGAGATCGTTGCGGCTTTCGCTGACTTCGACCTTGGTGCCAGCGACGGCCTTCGATGCGTTCCCGAGTTCGGCCTTGGCGAGCTTCAGTTCTTCGCGGAGCGCGATGGCCTCGGTTGCCCCTGCCTTGTCGGCAACGGCGCTGGCATAGTCTGAACAGAACTGGCGCGTCTGAGGACCCTTGGTCTCTTTGCACTCGTTCGTAGCCTTCCAAAACCGATTGGCCTTGGCGTTGTCAATCGCGGCCTGGGCAGCGTCCGGCGTGCGGATCGGGGCCATGACGAGCTTCTGTTCGAGACGATCCACAGTCTTCTGAGCCGTTTCCTTGGCCTTGCGAGTGTCGACGGTCTGGTGGAAAGCGGCCTTGTGAACGTTGGACTTCGCGCCTTCGGTTTCGCTGGCGGCACCAACCCACTGGTTCATCGAATAGGCAAACGCGACGATCCAGATAGCGGACCATCCAAGCGTGCCGACAAGACGGCCATTCCAGAACGCACGAAGAGCGTAGGTGGTGGCGTTCATCTCGTAGAGCAGCGCGGCAATGCCTAGGCAGACCGCGAACACGACGGCATAGGGGGGCAGCTCTCCCCAATGGATCTCGTAGGCTTTGGACTTATGCAGAATGGTAATGATGCCTGCGAAGAACACGAGGCGGATAGCCAAGCCGTCGTGGTTGGAGAGAATCGCTGATGAGCGCCGGAAGGCGGAGCCGGTAGCTCCGATCAGGCCGCCGCTTGCGGCGCACGATCCCATGTTGGCGTCATGCGACGATAGTCCAGATGCATTGATGGTCATGGTGTCCTCCAGCGGTGGAATCGGGGGACGCGGAACTTCAAGAGCGTGTCGGTGATCACGAGATAGGACCAAGCGGCGATGATGCCGGCGTCGATCCAGTAAAGCGCGGTCAGCGGGCGATGGCGGTGATGATCGCGACCACGGCTAGGCACACGATCAGGAACAGGACGCCAGCCAGAGCGGCGTTGGCGGCGATTTCGACTGCTGCCATCGTTATGCCCCCGTTCATGTTCATAGTGCGATAAGTACCCCTACGAGCAGAGCAGAGTTGCTGGCTACGAGTTTTGCGTACCGGATGAGTCTGAGGCGTCAGACTGACAATCCGCCTCTGCCGTAGGGTGTTGCGTAAAGCGTTGCACGATCAAAACGGACCCTCCGGTTGCGTATGGGGGTCCGTCAATCGTTTTGGGCGCAATGCCGGATTGGGTGGACCTCTCAGGTCCAAGGGGGGCTTGGCGGGACTAACACCCGTCGCGAAATGGCCCTCGTCCTATATCGGATTACGCTCGATCAAGATTCTTCTTGGAGTGATTTGTCGGTCCAGTCAATGGCTTCGCGATCTTTGCCATCTTTGCCATATTCTCCCGGACCTTTTCCTCAACGTGCCGGACCAAAATCATCTCGATGTAATTTGTCAAGCTGCGGCGGTCGGCCTCCGCCAGCCGTTGAAGCTCGGCCTTTAGGTCTGGGTCTGGCCGGAATGACATCGGCGTTGTCTTTTTCATGGGCTACAATGTAGCGCAAAGCGGTACCATGTCACTTCACGAAAATTTGATTGAACTACGGTTGCCGATCTGTTGACAACTGCGCTACATTGCGCTACATTCTCAATCATAGACGGCCCGAACGTTCCCGACAGCCGAGAGAGACAACAAAACCCCGGCTAGGACGCAAGTAGGACGCCCCGTCAGCCAGTCCAAACGGCACCCGGAGATAGGCACAGGGACACTGCGAAACAGGGATTTCCCCCTGTCGGCGGCGCGTGGCTGCGCCGTCCTGATGAGCAGCCCAGGAGAATACACAATGCGCAGCAACGATCATTTCACCAAACTCGAAGGCCTCCAGTCCAGCACGGAAATTCTTGCAGCTATCGAACAGGTAGCCGGCGAGGAGTTCATCACCGACCTCGACGACACCGAGGCCGAAGACGCCGCGCGACGTTCGCTCTGCCACCGCATCTGGTCCAGCCCGACCGATGACGAGACGGCAGAGGTGGTGCGGATTGCCTGGAGCCTCGCAGACGCCGACGAGGATGTTCTGCACTGGGGAATTGAAAAATTCACACGCTGACGGCGAAACCTAGGGGGCCTAACAGCTCCCGATGGTCCACGGGCAAATCCCGTGCTGATGAGCCTCAAACAAAGCGGCCCGCTCCGGTGTGCAACCACCTCGGCGGGCCTCATCTTCACACCTGAAGCGACCAGGAGCAAAGACTATGACCACATCTAGCATCCGGGACCGCGGTCTCGCAATACTCGCCGGTGGAGTTTTCCTCGCCGGTACTCTGGGCATCCTGTTTGAGGATGTTCTTTTGAAGGGCTCTCCGCTGGCCCTCAAGCACGGCCTCACACTGGCGATCCTCACGGGGACCATCATGGTCGGCCATCTTGCGAACTCGGCCCGTAGCGCCCGCCAGTGGGCGTCTGCGGTGGCGTTCTCGGGCGTGTTCGTGATCGGGACGGTTCTCGTTGTTCTCTCGTCCGTTGGGCGGCAGACGGCGGACACGATCCAGACCACGGCACAGATCGAAGCGGATGCTGGCCGGCGAGTGGCGATCACTCAGGTCCGCAACCGCGCCGTTGAGATGCTGCAAAAGGCTCAAGCAGAACTTCCGACCGCCTGCAAGGGCGGCAACGGCAAGGACTGCAAGGGCGTCAAAGCCACGATCGAGGTCTACGAGGCTTCGATCCGCGGTCATGATGCGGATCTCTCGAAGCTCGGCCCGGTGCAGGTATCCAACGCCGACGCCGAGCAGCTGGCCGAAATCCTCTCGACGCTGTTCGGAGCGGACAAAGCCAAGGTCAAGGCTGCTGCCGTTCTGCTGACGCCGTTTGCGATTGCTCTGTTCCTCGAGTTCGGAGTGATCATCTCGTTCGGCTTCGCGTTCCGGAATCGTCCGGTTTCCGTGGTTTCCACAGTTTCCACGGTTTCCGCGCTCGATGTTTCCGAAGTTCCGAAGGTTTCCGACCGGGAGCTGGACGAACTGCGGAGGGTACTTCGATCAGCGAACGCTCCACTGACCAATACCGACGTCGCCAAGGCGCTCGGCGTGGTCAAGGGCGAGGCATCCAAGCGAGTCTCGAAGGCGGTTGAAGCCGGGATGGTTTCCCGGCAGCGGATCGGGAAAGAGGTCTCAATCACGCTGAACTGAAACTCTGGAAACTGATGAGCCGGGGGCGGCAACTCTGCCCCCGGCTTTTTTGCGGCATTGCGTAGCAAACGCACCATAAG